CTAAATCATAAAGACCACTTTTATCTACTTTAGGCCTGCCTTTATTTCCAGAATCTTCTTCTTGAGAAATTAAGCCATCAAGTTCAGCAATTGTTTCTTCTACTTCCGCTTTAATCTCAGCAGCGGCTTCTTTTTCTTTTGCCGTTGAAGGCATGTCAAGGAACGTAACATCAGTTTCTTCTTTATGAAAAACTGATTTTGATTTGTTAGTTGGTTCACCTGCTGCAGGTAGCATTATGTTCTCTGCACCGGGCATTCCAAATAACTCATCAATGTTTATGTCAATCTGATCTACCGTTGTAGATTCTTGTACCTGCTTAGTCAGGTCTTGTGTTTCTTCACTCATGTTTGTTGGTTTTGTTTATAATTCAATATACTCATTAAACTTCATATATTTAAAGTTATTATTTTATTTTTTGTACTATATAGCTACTTACTTTTTCTTTTTATCATTAGATGGTTTATCAAAGCGGTTTTTATTTTCTCTTGCTATTTGAAGTTGTTTATCACCAAGTTCTCTTTGCACTTGAAGTTTCTGTTGCTCAATACTTAGTTTTTGATCATTGTTTGTATTTAAAGCAGTTTGCTTTTCTCTTTGTAAACTTGTTTGTGCTTGATATTGCTCAGACTGTCTTATGTCTTTCATAGTATCTTGATAATCAGATTGTGCATTCTTATCAAGATCAACAGCAGATCCAAAACCAGCAGCTCTAATTTCAGCAACAAGTACATTGTTTTCAAGCAATCTGGCTTGTTTTTCTGCCTCAGCTTGAATTAAAGCTTGTTGTTGTTTTTCTTGAGATGCTAATTGTTCTTGTTGCATTTGTTGTGCTTGTTGCTGCTCTTGTTGTTTTATTTGTTGTTGTTTTTCATCAGATGATTTAAGAACTGTATTAAGTTCAGCAATTGATTCAGATTGTATAACTTTTCCAAGATCAAAAATAGAAGCACCGGTAGTGTTATTATTTAAAGACATTACTTTAAGTTGTTCTAAAATAGATCTATGATTTGCATTGGTTGTACAAAAAATATTTAAATCTCTCATTAACAAATCTGTACCATTTATTAAAAAGTTAACTTTTTCATCAGCTCCTGTAATATAACTTAATCTTGCAGAAGGGTTTGTTGAATGATAATACTGAGCTAAGTCTGTACGCATTTGATGTACTCTTGGCATTAGGTAATCACAATGTTGTATAAAGAAGATTTCTGTTTGTGCATAAGATGCACTAGCTGCTTGCTCTACACCGGTTGCAGTCATTTGTGATAATTGCTGTCCCATTCTTTGAGCATTAACCCCTATTACTTCAAAAGCTTGTTGTTTAAAATAAGCAGCAATCTGAATTCTAGACATTAGTCTTTCTGTTTGAGAAAGATCTAATCTCTGGAAGTGTTGTGCATTTAATGCATTCTCTGTATTTGTAATAGATGTATCTAAAGGTAGTATACCAAAATCTCTCATTGCAACAAATGCTTTAGCATAATTTCCTTTGCCCCAATCTTCTCCTAATGAATGTCTAGGTAAAGTATTTTGATCAAGCATAATAATTGTACCTAACTCATCTACTAAGATATCTGCTATTTGATTGTTTACAATGTTGTACCCAATTTGAAAAGGTTTCATTAAATCTATTAAAGCAGTGGATTTAGTATTTCTATCTGAAAAGACAGCTCCTTCTACAGGAAGTTTACAACCATACAAGGTAGAGTCTCCTTTAAATTGGAATTTTAATGGTGATATTTTCTTTTTATCTATACCAATGTACATAGGAGAGTGTTCATTAGCAGTGTCCATACCCCAATAAGAAGGCATGTTTGGTCCAATTTTTACACCACCCCAAGTTTCATTAATCCAAATCCAATCAATATGATCACCAAATAATAAATTATCCTTACTTTTATTTTTAAACAACCTGTCATCATATAAAGGTTTGTTTTCAACAACATAAGCTTCAGATACTATTTCATTAAGCACTTCTCCATTATCTGCAATGCTAGTAAGATGTCCTATCTTTCTTTGTGATTTCCAGTATATTGTACTAACTCTTAATAAAAATGCGGTACCCTGATCAACATAATCCTCTCCTTGACCTAATATCTGTGTGATGATGTCACCGCTGTCTATTACAGTACCATTCATAGCAGATTGATATTGACGGTGTCCTAATGAAGACATGTCAGTATTCCAAGCATGTGATTTAGTACCATCATAAAAAGAACCATCATTTTGTTGTCCAGCTACTGCATAACCTGCTGCTCTAATTGGATATATGGTTTCTAAGCTTCCTAATTGTTCTTCTGTCATAAGGTAACCATACTTATCAATTACATCTGACACAGACATCATATCTGTTTTACCAACCCAATTAGATTGAGAAATATATCTTGAATCAGGGGATTTATGATAAAAGGTAATAGTTGGATTCCAAAGCTCAACTTCATAATCATCTTCCATCATACGGAAATGCCAGAACTCTCTGTCTGTAATAAGCATGTCACGGAAACCTCTTTCCTCTAGCTCATTCATTTTAAATCTTTCTACATCTACTTTGTGTTGATGATGTGCCCATTCTTCCACCATGGATCTATAATCTTTTTTGAAGAATTTTTCAATTTCTGGTAAAGTTTTAAGATTATCCGGAGATAATTGTTGTTGTGCTTCTTCTGATTCAGGGTCTAAACCTTGTTCTATTAAAGCTGCTGTGAGTTTAATTGTGGCATCTGACAATAAAGTGTCTTCTACCATTTGCCTTTTCTGCTCAATCATTTCATTATATGAATAATCATCAATAGCTCTATAAGTTACTTTAGTTGCCCTTTTAGCAAACTCAGCCACTAGAACATTAATAACATTTGGGATAATAGGATAGAACTTTAGTTCTAATGCGGATTCATCTTCTTTAGTTAATATCTCTACAATATCTCTATAATCATTATCCTCTTCTACTATGTAGTCAGACTTATCAATAATTCCTTTTGCAAGTTTATAATTTTTCATTAACCTACGGGAATTTCTACTGAGTTGTTTTAAACCCTGAAGTTCAATCCAATCTAAATTCCAAGCAGCCCACTCTTCAGTTTTCTCTTTTCTAGAAAGAAATTGTAAAGGTTGTGTAAGTGAAGCCATTTTGTTATGTTCAGTCTTAGCTCCCGCCTTGGCTTGTATTGCATTTATGATTTGCATCTTCTTTTATTTTAAATTTTTAAATGGAGACCTTTTATATTTTTTACTATTTGATGATTGATTTCTACCCATATGTCTAAAGGGGCTCTTATTTAATATATAAAGATTTGAGGACTTATCCAAATTTTTAGCTGCATCATCCATAATAACTCTTTTAGCATATCCTCTATTTGCTTGTTGAATTCTCATAAAAGCAACTAATGCACAAAATGCAACAAGCCTATCCACATTGACTCCAGGAGCATATGATTGCATTTCTACTAATAACATTGGATCGGGTATTCTTTCAATACCATATGTGGTTCTTACAATAGTGCCATCTGGTTTTGTTTCTGTGTCTAATTCTTCTTTAGTATACTCTATACCATAATTAAGAAGATGCTGTTTAAATAATGTACCCGTGTTCTTCCAACCATACTCTTGAAATACATTGACATTAGCACCAAGATCTTTAAGGAACATGATCTGACTCTTAGGTACTAGATATCTTTGTTTCTTTCTTGATATCATATATTGAATAAACAATGAAATATTATTTTCAATTACGGCCCATGCATTATACCAAGTAATTATTAATTCTAATTTTTGATGGGTTTTAGTAATGTCATCAAATCTACCACACCAAGCCGCTACAATCTTATCAGGTTCTATGTAAGTTTCTGTTTCTCTTCCTGTAATCTTAGTAACTTCCACAGGAGCTTTCATTATATAAATAGAACATAGTGAGTCACTAGTTGTTGTATTATGTGTTACTATGGCATGTTCTGTAACATAAAGATCATCAACAGCATCAACAGAAATACACACTGCTTCACCATCTTCAACATATTTTATATTAGTTATATATTTACTAAATACTTTTGATAATTTATATTTTTCTTGTTTACGAGATAACATAAAAGGTTCAATCCCTCTTGGTAAATTTACTTTTACAATGTAAGAATCTAAATGAGTAGTTTTTTTCATTCTAATTTTAGCTATTCCACCAAGAGATTGTACTAATTCTACTACATCATAAGCAAGTTGTTTAGAAGAAGAATAAAATTCTACACCATGATTTGTGCAAGAACCATCTGTATCTAGTAATCCTTGTAACAACACTATTCTTTGTGCAACAAGAGCATATTTATAAGTATTAGGTATAAATTTATGATTTGATTTTAACCCCATCAACCCTAACTCTCTTAACTTTTGAGTTAATGAATTTCTAGTACCTATTTTTGTAACTATTGTATAATTACAATTATGACCTTTTATTTTTTTTAATTCTAAATCTTCAGTAATTGTATTTTTAACTTTTTCAA